CTTGACTACCCCCACATCAGGTCAGATTGAAGTAACTTTGCGTTACTACCAACTTGACATGAACATTGGTAACTCTACAACTTACCCATACGGTAACTTCGATTAATCTTCTGGGGGCTTCGGCCCCCGTCTTTAAACATTAAGGAGATTATTCATGGCACAGACCAATGTACCAGTTACAAACAATGCGGTAAATTCGATTACTCGCCAGAGCAAAACTGAACCATTTGATTTGCAAGTGGCTCGTGGTCAGGTTTATGGGCACAGTGTCCTAAACATTTATGGCTACCAAGCAGCGGTAGGAACATCATTTGTGCCTGTGTGGGAAGGCAATACCACTTACACTTTTCCCTCTTCTGCAATCCAAATGCACATTGCTAGTTCTGTTAATACTGGCGATGATAAGACGGCTACTTCTGTTCTTATCAGTGGGTTGGATGCAAGCTACAACCAAATTTCGGAAACTATAAAGTTGAACGGTACAACCGCTGTAACTACAGTGAAATATTATTTCCGTATCAACAGCATGGCAGTAACGGCCGGTGCACCTACAGGAAACATCACGCTAAAAGATACAACTGACACTACGTTGTATGCAGAAATTTTAGCTGGCAATGGCCGCACTTTGATGGGCATCTATACCGTACCTGCGGGTTATACGTTTTATTTAAGCCGTATTGACATTAATACAAGCTTGAACGCTAACCCTGCTGGTTACGCAACGTATCAAAACTATCAAACTACTAACACTGGTGTATCCACTGTTACGATCATTGCTCCGTTTACAAACAACTACCATACGCAAAGGGTTATGCCCAGAGCAGTGGCGGAGAAAACAGATATCCAATTGCAGGCAAAAGCCAGCACTGGCACTGCGGCCTTAACGGTTTCGCAAGAAGGTTATTTGATTAAGAACAATGCTGATGCTGGAAGCACATAATGAGCACCCCCGCATGGCAACGCAAGGAAGGGAAGAATCCGAATGGCGGGCTAAACGCCAAAGGAAGAGCGTCAGCCGCGAGGGAGGGGATGCATTTAAAGCCTCCTCAACCCGAGGGCGGATCAAGGAAGAAAAGCTTTTGTGCAAGAATGGGAGGAGCCAAGAAGAAGTTAACTTCTCCAGAGGTTGCCAAAGACCCCAACAGCAGAATAAATAAGGCGTTAAGAGCATGGAAATGTTGAGCAAAGCCTGTACTAGATGTAAAACAAATAAACCGTTAGATGCGGTTAATTTTCCTTTGCATAATAAAACAAAGTCTGGCTTTGATAGTTGGTGTCGTGCTTGTAGGCGTGAGTACAGGAATGCAAATTCTCGTGGGGCATATAGGCATTCAATTTCTGATGAGACTTTAGCAGAGTTAAAAACAACAGTTAAACAATGTGTAATTTGTGGGGATGAAACAAAACTTGTTGTAGACCACGACCATAAAACAGGTGAAGTTCGTGGTTTGTTATGTAATCATTGCAACCGTGGACTTGGGCATTTTAGGGATGACCCTACATTACTTGAATTTGCGGCTCAGTATTTATTTGCTTCGGCAGATATGCCACAATGGAACAAATACAAAGCAAGTATTGAGGAGTAAATAATGCCATCAACAAGTTTAAAACAACATGATTTTATGGAAGCAATTGCCCATAACAAGGCGTTTGCAAAGAAGGTAGGAGTTCCACAATCGGTGGGACAAGATTTTAGCAACGCCGATAAAGGCAAACATTTTTCTAAAGGTGGGACTATGAAATCAGATAAAGCACATGAAATGCGTCAAGCAAGAGAATTACGCAGGATTGCAGATGAAGAGGAGCATGAAGCCAAAGCTATGAAGCGTGGTGGACATACCAAAAAGATGGCTGTTGGTGGGATGAATCCAATGATGGGTCGTGCTATGCCTGCTCGCCCTATGGCCCGCAGAGCTCCTATGGCCATGCCTGCTATTCCTGGTATGAAGCATGGTGGTAAAACAGAACATCATGAAGGCCATGAGCATCACATGAAGATGGCTCATCATCATCTTAAAATGGCAATGAAAGCTGGCGGTAAGACTATGGAAAAGGGTGAACCCCATTCTAAAGACATGGGCGAAAAGATGCTTAAGCATGGCGGTAGAGCTGCCGCTAAACATCACTATGCTAAAGGCGGTGACATTCGCATGGAGCCAAGTCGCATGGAAAAAGGTGGTGATTTGCGTCATGGTAATAAAAAACATGGAGAACATGTTATTCAAGAAAAAGGTCACACTCGTGCCATGATGCCAAAAATGCATGGTAATGTAATTGGTGACGGCCCGATTATCAACGCCAAAAAACGTGGCGGCAGAATCTGCTAAGGAGTTAATTATGAAATCACATCACGAAGTACCAGCTCATCCCCACGGACACGAGCACCCCCATGAGCATAAGCATCATGTTCATCATATGAAGGAACATGAGGCAGGTGGACATGTCCATCATCACCATCATTATGGTGAACACGCTGCTGGTCATGAATTGCATCATCACGAAATTGAACATTTGCACAAGCACCAGAAACACATGGCGCATGGCGGTCATATTCACAAGCATCACAAATAAGAGGCTATCATGGCTAGACACAAAGCAAAGCGATATGATGGAGAAGAAGGATCATTGGTAACCCCCAAAAGGGTAAACATGGACAATCCAGACTCATACAATGTTCCTATGCCCTTGTCTGAAGAAGAGGCTGCAAACAATTCTTATAACCGCGAGATGGGTGATAAGTATAGTTCTCAAGCAAGTGATACAGAGCCAGAAGGCACATCCAATGTAAGAGAAACTACTACGATATCCAGACCATCTCCCAAGAAAGTTATAGTCACTAAAGAGCAGCTTGCAGCGTCTGGCTATGATAATTTGCGTGATTACCTCAATGCACAACGTCGTGGATCTTCATCTGGCCCATCAACGTACCAAGAAATGTTGCGTAATGCACCATCAGGCACATCAGATATGGCGCTAAAAGCGTTGAAAGAAAACGCAGCCAGTGAAGCCGCTAAGATGATGGAGCTAGAGAGAGGTGTGACGCGGGGCCGAAAAAGTACTAGTCCCGAAGCACCAAGAACCACTCAAGGTGCCACACGCAAACCTTATAGCCCAGGATCATTGAGTACCTCTTATCCAGGCTCAAAGTTTGCAAAAGGCGGCAAAACATCTGCATCCAAGCGAGCTGATGGTTGCGCTACCAAAGGCCACACCAAGGGTAGAATGCTATGATGTCTAGCCGTGGAATGGGAGCTATTAACCCATCCAAAATGCCCAAAGCGAAAATTAAAAAGCGCCGTGATGACACGGACTTTAAACAATTTCGCAAGGGCGGCAAGATAAAAAAGTTTGCAGAAGAGGGGTTGGTGCAATCAGATGAAAGTCCAGTAGCCCAAGATAAATCTGAATTTATTCCTGAAGATCAATATCAACGGAGTAAATATGTAAGTATGCAAGCCCCTGTTCGATCTGTAGAAGATTTGCCAGATGTATCTTTAAAATACAATCCTAAATACGTTGCTTTAGCCAAAAACTATCAAGGTGTAGGTGGTAGGTTTAGTTTAAATAAACCCTTAAGTCCTACTTCAAACTTAGAGGCATACTTAGATACCAATGTATCTAACGCCAAGGGTCAAGGATTGACAGGTCGAGGAACCGGGTTTGGGGTAAATTTTTCAAAACAATTTGAAAAGGGTGGTGATATTGGCTTGTATGCCAACATTCACAAAAAGAGAGAACGCATAAAACGTGAAAAGGCAGAGGGAAAGCCTGTAGAGCGTATGCGTAAACCAGGCACTAAGGGTGCTCCAACAAAACAAGCTTTTATAAAATCAGCTAAGACAGCTAAAAAATGAGTACATCTGGCACAACTTCCTTTGACATGGACTTCACCGAGGTGGCTGAAGAAGCGTGGGAGCGTGCCGGCAGGGAAATGAGAACAGGTTATGACCTACGAACAGCTCGTAGATCCATGAACCTGATGACTATTGAGTGGCAAAATCGTGGTATTAACATGTGGACTATTGAGCAAGGGTCATTTACCTTGACTCAAGGGTTAAATACCTATCCTTTGCCCACGGATACGATTGATTTACTTGACCATGTTATTAGAACTAACGCAAATAGCACAAGTAACCAGTCAGATTTAACAATTACAAGGATTAGCGTATCAACTTACGCCACAATTCCTAACAAATTAACGCAAGCCAGGCCCATTCAAGTATGGGTACAGAGATTATCTGGCGAAACAAATCCTTTATATGATCAAACGGGTACAGCTGTTACTCTTTCTTCGTCAATAGGTACTACAGATACCACAATTACCATCAGTTCTACGGTAAATTTAGCCGCTCAAGGCTACATTACTATCGATAGTGAGACTATTTACTATCAATACATTACAGGGAACCAGCTTTTAAACTGTTCTCGAGGTCAAAACAATACCACTGCAGCGATTCATGCGGCTACTGCGGCAATCAACGTAGCTCAATTGCCTGCAGTCACTGTTTGGCCGACACCAGATGGATCGCAAACCTATACATTTGTCTATTGGCGGCTTAGACGGGTCCAAGATGCCGGTGGAGGTGTGAATACCTCCGACATGAATTTTAGGTTTCTGCCCTCTTTAGCGGCTGGCCTAGCTTATCATATAGCGACCAAGGTACCTGAGCTGGCACCCAGAATTGACATGCTTAAAGCGCAGTATGATGAACAGTTTAATTTAGCGGCAGGCGAAGATCGAGAGAAAGCAGCCATTAGATTTGTACCTCGTCAGCAGTTTATTGGTGGGGGTAGTCCTTAATGGGTAATCGTTTTGCATCAGGTAAATACTCGATTGCCGAGTGTGATCGATGTGGGCAAAGGTACAAGTTAAAACAGTTGAAGTTTGAGGTTATAAAGACTAAACTCTATCAACTAAAAGTATGTGATGAGTGCTGGGACCCAGATCAACCGCAGTTGCAATTGGGCATGTTTCCGGTTGATGATCCGCAAGCGGTTCGTCAGCCCAGGCCAGATCTTTCGTATGAAGCTTCTGGTCTTGATGCTTTAGGTTATCCTGGTGGTGGTTCACGGGATACACAATGGGGCTGGAATCCTGTTGGTGGATCGTCGTTAAATGACAGTGGATTAACGCCGAACAATTTGATAGCGACAACGTATGTTGGAACGGTGACTATTTCTTAGGAGTTAATATGGACAAGAAAACAGTTAAAAAGATTGCAGATGTTGAAGTGCATAAGCACGAGAAAAGGATGCATCACGGAAAAATGAGCAAGCTTGCTAAAGGCGGCATTGCTGGAGTATCAGGTGAATCAATGAAAATGCAAGGCCGTAACATGGCTCGCGCTATGAATCAACGTGGCAGAGGTGGATAATGGCTACACAAATTAAACCTACAACCAAAAATAGTCCTGCCGTTAAAGTCGGTAAGGGTAAATACAATGGTCCTGCAGATGAATATGCAGCTCCTCACCATATGAATGGCAAAAGGTTCAATGTTAGCGCTATTGAAGAAAATCCAGATCATCCAGACATAGGCTTAGCAGCTAAGATGCCTACTCGCCATAACTGGACACCATTGAATGGCGGAGTATCCATTGGTAATAATGATGAGATCAAGACTTCTGGTGAAGAAACCAGGGGTAATGGTGCTGCAGAGCGTGGAAGAATAGCTAGAGGACCAATGGCTTAATATGTTTTATAGTGAACTAGTCACTGCTGTAAACGATTACATCGAGAATAATTTCCCGACGCTTGACCTCAATCGTATGATTGAGCAATGCGAACAGAGGATTTATAACTCGGTGCAATTGCCAAGTTTACGAAAAAATGTGACTGGATCAATTACGCCAAGCAATCAGTATCTATCTCTTCCAGTAGATTTTTTGTCTGTTTATTCGTTGTCTATTTATCCTACGACTGGATATCCAGCTCCTCCTGGTGCGACCAACTCTTATTTATTCTTATTGAATAAGGATGTGAACTTCATTAGAGAGGCTTATCCCAATACAAATGTGACGGGTCAGCCTAAGCACTATGCTATATTTGGACCGCAAACAGGAAATGAATCGGCATTGACGCTCATTTTAGGACCAACTCCTAATATGGCGTATACGGCAGAATTGCACTATTACTATTATCCAGCATCAATTGTTCAAGCGGCTATAGGATCGCTGACGATAACAAATGCTGGCTCGGGGTATACCAATGGCACTTATTACAATGTTGCTCTTACTGGCGGGACTGGCAATAGCGCTACTGCTACTATTGTTGTTAGCGGTGGGGTTATCACTTCTGTAACGTTAATCGGCAAAGGATGTTATTTTGCCGTAGGTGATGTATTAAGTGCGTCAATAACGGGTGGTACTGGTTTAGCTTTGACGGTTGCTACTGTTACTAATGCCAATGGAGAAACCTGGCTGGGCGATAACTTTGACTCAGCTTTGTTGAATGGAACTCTATTTGAGGCGGCAACATACATTAAAGCGGATGCAGACATGATCACGCTATACAAAACCCGTTATACAGAATCTATGGCATCCCTTAAGAACTTGGGTGACGGCAAGCTCCGTATGGATGCTTATCGTGACGGACAGTATAGGCAGCCTGTTGTATGAGTATTATTCAAACTCAAACCACAAGCTTCAAGGCTGAGCTTTATCAGGGTGTGCATAATCTATTATCAGATACGATTAAGATTGCGCTTTATACTGGTAATGCAAGTTTAGGGTATGCTACAACGGTATATTCAAGTACAAATGAAGCAAGCGGAACAGGTTATACAGCCGGCGGAGTGGTCATGACTGGAGTCACAATCAATACCTCTGGCTATGTGGCCTATGTTAATTTTTCCAATGTAGTATTCAATGCATCAGTAACAGCGAGATGTGCTTTGATTTATAACCACTCAAAAGGAGATAAATCAATTTGCGTATTGGACTTTGGTTCTGACAAAACATCGTCAAACTTCACCATTACAATGCCAGCAAATACGGCGACGGCAGCTTTAATCAGGAGTTCAAATTGATTATCACAACCACCAAAGGCGACATGGACGACTCATTGTTGGAGCATAAACAAGGCTCAATTGACAATGACGTTGAGTACACAACATGGGATGAGTATTATCTGGATGGTGAACTAGTCCATCGTTCTGCTCATGTGACTTTAAAACAAATGCCCTCCTTTGCGGTGGGTTCGATTGAATCTTTCTAGGAGAATAACGTGGCCAACACCCAGAGTATGTGTACTTCTTTTTTAAGTGACCTGATGACGGCCACTCATAACTTTACCACTGGTACAGGTAATACATTCAAAGCAGCGTTGTACTTTGCATCTGCTACTGTCAATGCGGCCACAACTGCGTACTCTACTACTGGTGAGGTGACCAACACTTCAGGTACTGGATATACGGCTGGTGGTGTGACGGTGACAAATGGTACAAGTCCGATTGCTACCAACTCGTCTTCTACGGCGGG